CTTCGTGCCTAGCTCCAGCCGCTCGCTCGGTCGATTTTAACACGAGAACACCATGGCAATAATCGACGAATTCGGACGGCAGATCAGCTACAAGGCAGCACGCGCGGCACAAGACACGCGCTACCGCCCCTATGAGCCGGTTGAAAAAAAGGACATCAGCGATCTGGTGCCTGCAATGGATCGCGTGACCTTGCAGAGCCATGCCCGCCGGATTTACCTCAATTTCGGACCGATCAAAAACGCCATCAATCAGCGCGGCATGTATACCGTCGGGCGAGCGTTTGTGCCGATTTACACAGGCAGCGATGCAGAGTTCGGTAAGATGGCCACCAAGTTCCTGACCGACAGCTTTTACCCCATCGGCGACGGGCGCGGCGGGATGCACGACCTCAAGACCAACCTGTTCGGATTTTCCACCAGCATCGACGTTGACGGCGAAATCTTTATCCTACTGACCGAGACAGCCACCGGCTTTCCGCAGTATCAAGGCATCCCATCGCACCGCATCGCTACCCCGCGCGGATTCAGTGACGGGCAGATATATCGCGGCGGCATGTTGCAAGACGGCATCACTTATTTTCCAAGCGGCGAGGCCAAGGAATACGCGTTCTGCGACAAGCGCGGCGAGCTCGATCAGTGGCTACCGGCGCAGAACGTCATCCACCTGTTCGATCCCGAGTATCAATACCAAGCACGCGGCCTGACCGCGCTGACGCATTGCATCAACGATTGCCGGGACATGATCCAGTCAACCGAGTGGGAGCGTCTAGCCATGCTGCAAATGAGCAGCATCTCGCTCGTTGAATACAACGACACCGGCGGCCCCGACCTCGACGACCCTTACAACGCGCTCGTCGGCGACACCGCATCATGCAAAGGCATGACCGTCGAGTCACTGGACGGCGGCACCGTCCGATATTTCCGCAGCAACAGCGGCGGCAAGATTGAAACGCTGGTCAACAACCGCCCTGGCAACCCGTTCCTAGATTTCCACAACCGCCTGCTGAAAGGAGCCTTCGCCGGACTCAACTGGCCGATGGCACTCTATGAAGGCCACGCAGCCGGAGGTGGCACCGCCCAGCGCACCGAGATCGCCATGGCGCAACGCTCGGTCGAGGATCGGCAAGACCTGCTTTTCTACGCAGCCAAGCGGCTCTGCGGCTACGCCATCTCCAAAGCGATGAAGCGCGGCGACTTGCCGCAGTCCCCCGACTGGTATCAATGGGAGTTCTCGACTCCGCCGAAGCTCACGATTGACGACGGACGAATCACCAAGGAGCTGGAAGCACTTTGGAAAATGGGCGCGGCCAACCTGCGGGACATCGTGTCCATGCGCGGCAAGACCTTGGAAGCGCACTACACCGAGCGGGCGCAGGAAGTTGCACTGCGGAAACTCGCTGCCCGCGACGCGGCGACGCTTTACGGCGTGGACGTTGACGACCGCGAGATGTCCATGCTCACCCCGAATGAAATGGCACCCACCCCACCTAACGAACAATGAAACTCCTCACTATTGAAAACCGAGTCGCCAAGGTGCGGCTGAATGATGCCGTCACGCCATGGAGCGCAGACGACCTGATCGACGACATCGAGCGCAGCTACGGACAGAAGGCCGTCGCTGAAAACATGACAGTCGGCTCCCTACAATGCTACGCCGACGAGGCACTTGAGACGTTAGAGATCGAGCTCAATTCGCCAGGCGGATCGGTGCTTGATGGCTACCGCGTCTATAACTCGCTGATGCAGATGCGCGGACGCGGCGTCGAGATCATCGCCACCGTCAACACGCTGGCAGCCTCGATGGGCAGCGTCATTCTCATGGCCGCGAACAAGGTGCGGATCGTCGAGGGCGGGCGCATTATGATTCACGAAGCCAGCCAAGCAGTCGCCGGTGATAGTGAGGATCACGCCCGCGCTGCGAAATTACTGGAGGAAATATCCATCGAAATTGCAGGCATCTATGCCAAGCGCACCGGCGGCGATCCCGACGAAATGCGGAAGCTGATGAAAGCCGAAACATGGATGGGCGCAGCCGAAGCCATGGAGCGCAAGTTCGCGGATGAGATCGTGCAATTTGACAAGCCAGCCAAGGGCATGAGCATACTCTCTAAACTATTCCCCGGTAACGACGAAGCACTCAAGATCGAAGCGGCCATCGCTGAAAACGATTCCCTTCGTGCCGACCTGACCACAGCCCACGCACTCATCGAAGAACTTAGCGGCCATGCCGAGACAATCACCCAGCTTCGTGCCGAGCTTGCCACCGAGCAAGAGAAGACCGCCGAGGTGACTGAGAAAGTCGAGGAGCTTGAGAAGAAAGCCGAGGAGCTGGAAACCAAGGTCGCCGAGTCAGAAAAAGAAGCCGAAGTTTCTGACGAAAAGGTCAGCGCACGCGCTGCCGAGCTGCTCGCCAGCACCGGCCACCCCGCTCCGGTCGCACTTACCGGCGACAACGGCGAGGCACCGGTCAGCCACCTCAAGGCCATGGCCTCCATGAACCCAGCCGAGGCAGCCGAATACTTCGCCCTGCACAAAGCAGACATCCTTTCCGATAAAAACCGCTACGCAGTCTAACCAAATTTTAACTCTCAACTAACGAACCATTATGGCCTCCATCGCAATCAACGACAAAATCTTCACCCAGATCGCCCTCCAGGCATTTGTGGCGAAGCTCGCCCCCCTCAACGCATTCACTCGTGACTTCAGCGGAGACGCTCGTCGCAAGGGTGATGCTATCCTCGTGCCGCTCATCAGCGGTATCACTGCAACCACCTTCAACAACTCCTATGAAGTTGGCGGCGGTGCAATCAACTTCGCAACCGTCAGCATCAACAATCACCGCATCGCGTCGATTGACCTGACTGACGTTCAAGTTGCCAACAGCTCCGCAGCGGTCATGGACAACCTCGCCATCCAAGCCGGTGAGTCTCTTGCCCGCATCGTTCTCACCGACATCTGGTCTGCGATCACGGTCGCTAACTTCGGTGCCGCGATCCTCACGACCGCCGGTGCGAATTACACCATTGCTCAGATGGGCGCACTTCGCAAAGCACTTGCCCAGCGCAACGTGCCGACCGACCGCCTCAGCTTCATCTCGGACAGCGAGATTTACACCGGCCTGCTCACCTCGTCTGGTGTTGCACAAGCACTCAACTACGGCGGCGCCGAAGCGGTGCGCGAAGGTCAAATCCCACGCCTTCTCGGAATGTCGATCTATGAGTCGAACATCATCCCAGCCAACGCTCTCACCAAGCTCGGCGGATTTGTTGCTCACCCTGACTCCATCGCCATCGCAATGCGCTACCTCGAGCCACAAGCCGCCGGTGAGTATCTCGCCGCCGAGCAAGTGACCGCGAGCAACGGCATCACGATGGGCTACCGCCGCCACTATAACACCTCGACAGGTAAGCACTTCGCAAACTTCGAGTGCTTGTTCGGATTTACTCCTGCACTGACCCTCGGCCTCGCCCTGGTCACCATCCCATAATCTCCCTCGGTTGTGTCTCAGCCGTCAGCCTCGCAAGGGGCTGGCGGTTTTTTCGTGTTGCAAGCTCCCCCTGCTTGCATTACATCACCCGCAGATATGAAAAACAAACTGAGCCTTTGCGTCATCACCGGCAACGCCGAAAACTACATCACCCGTTTCCTCGATCATTTCGAGAAGATCGCCGACGAGATTATTGTGGTGAGGGCAATCGGCAACCAAGAGCCAGATAACACGCTGAAGATCGCCATGCAGAGCGGGTGCATCATCGGCGAGTATCTCAACTTCCACGACTGGCCGCACGTCGATGACTTCGCGGCAGCTCGCAACGCTGCCCTCGACCTCGCCACCGGCGACTGGCTCATGTGGGCCGATACGGACGACATCATCACGCCGGAGGACTGCGCAACGATCCGCAAGATGCTGCCGCAGCTCGGTGACGACATCCAAGGCGTGCTCATGCCCTACGCTGTTCCCGACGATGGCATCACATTGCACCGAGAACGCCTCTGGAGGCGAGGGGCGGCGCGGTGGCACAACCCCATCCATGAGTCGCTCAAGTTCGCCCCTGACGTTCCTATGGCTCGTTTCGACAAGGTGCAGATCCTCCACCTCCCCCACGGCAAGCGCAAGGCCACCAGCGACGAGCGCAACCTGCGGATTCTTCGCTCGATCCCCGAGGACGAGATCACAAGCAGCCAGCTATTTTACACGATGCAGAGCGAGCGGGCGCTCGGCCAGATCGAGGAGGCGAGCGCAACTGCGGCCAAGCTCTGCATGGCACCCGACGCAGGGCAGCCTGAGCGCTACGAGGCGTTTCTCGTCATGGGTCAGATGGTGCCGGACGCAGCCACCCGTTCGCAGCTCTACCTGCAAGCCATCGCCGTTTCACCTGATCGGCGCGAAGCATACGCCGAGCTGGCAATGGAGGCTCTGAAAGCCAACCAGTTCCCGCTCGCGCTTAGCTGGTCTGAGGTGATGACCTGCCTGCCGCAGCCATCGGCATGGTGGTGGAACAGCCGCAAGAAATTCTACGGCTGGCAGGGCGTGCAGGTGCGCGGCATGTGCCTGCGGGCGAACGACCGCTACGAGGAGGCCGATGTCATCGAGGCGAACCATTTCGCACGGCACGGCGCGAAGATCAGCCTGCTCCATGCCACCCGCGGCAGGCCAGCGATGGCCTACAAGGCACGGGCGACATGGCTTGACAGGGCAGCAGACCCCGACGCGATCGAGCACATCTTCGCACTAGATCCAGACGATGAGACAATCGGGCCGTTTATCACTTGCCGCCACGTTCTCAACTCTGGTCAAGGACCGGTGGCAGCATGGAACGAGGCGGCAAAGTTTTCCAATGGCGAGATCCTCATCCAACTCAGTGACGACTGGCAGCCGCCCATGCACTGGGACAAGCTCATCCTCAAGGCGATGGGTGACACATCCAAACCG